GTGATCATTCCAGTACTCATCCAGCAAAGTACGAAGCTCATCATACTTAAACCAGAGCACCACCTGATACGGAGGTGAAAGAGGCTCGATGAGAGGCTCCCTCAACGGAAGGTCACACGGCTTAACGTCGGCCAGCTTCTCCTTAAGGAGCGCATCGGCCTCCGGGGTTTCTAAGAGGACTGCATCCTCGGGGATGGATGACTCCTTCACAGGCTCGTCTGCTGAAACAGCTACTTCACTTGAGTCCATAGAAGCTTCTGCTAACTGTGATTTCTGTTCGTGGTTCTCCGACATAATCAATGTGTCCTTTCACAATCTTACGGGTTTGTATCGTCCTTACCAATTTGTCCTCTACGATGATCGCAGATGCCCTGGCTCCCTTTACACCTTTCACCTTTATCCCCTGCATAGCATCGCACACGATAGCAGGCAGGTTATCCAGATCAGGTTCATGTTGCCTCTCTACATAAAATACAAGAAACAGATCCATAGGATAGTCGATTGGTGATCGCCCACCCTGCTCCCTGTATCTCAAGTATAACTCGTTGGACATCGAATCCCTAGCAATTCCAAGGTCTTTCGAGTGTCCAACAAACGCCCCCGTCTTCGCACGAGGGTTACGGTAATATATAAATAAATTATTTTTCTGAACCCAGGGCTTCCCTTTGATCACAAATGTATAAGTGCGAGGCACTATACGTATAGGCTCGGGGGTGATCACTGACACAATAAACCCCTGATGATCGCCATCACGTCTGCATCGTGGGTAAACCAAAGATTCTTGATCAACCAGTCGCGCTCCTTGACCCCTTGAGTGAACACCTGGGAGGCATACTTCCCTGCGTAAGGCCCGCTCAACAGTACGATATCATTATTATCAATCTCGTACTTCACCTGATCGACCCTCTTGGCCCGACTCTTCGCCTTCTGTGCCGCCTTATCCCGGCGTACCATACTCCCCGGCCCGCTCATCCTATAACGCCTTGAGTGGTCCACCCGTAGGTGCCACTATCTTAGGAGTGCCTGCCATGTGAATGTTACTCTCCTGTGCACGATATTGTAAGAGTGCCTTGCCGTACTCCTCTGCCATCATCCGATCCCGCTCACGTCCACTACTCAGGAAGTAGATAGAATCCAACTTCAAGAGCTGGAAGGGGAGGAGTCCCATCGCTGCAAACGCATTCCCCAGTGAGGGGTGCACCCCTATCACCTCTCCTGTCGCGGAGTCACGATTAGGCAACTCCTGGTAGGCCAGCGGAAAGAATACATCCTGGAGATCATTCGAGAGATTCCCGATCCCTCCCATAAAACCACGACCCCCACAAGTACCCAGGATGATCACCGCACCCTCAACACCCTCGTTTGGATGTTCGATTGCAGTGACACCAAACTCCCCTTGAACAAACTCAACAAAATTATCGTACGACTTCTTACCCATTGTTATGCCTCCAGTAACGTCATCCCGTTACGTTTACGCGCCACCCAGACCTCAGCGAATTCCATCAGGTCATTGACATAACCTGAATTGTCCGTCACCAGTGTGGTGCCTTTCCCTACATCCCTAAAACTCTCTGCAAGTCTCTGCGAATTATTAAGATCTACAAATGAAAAGATTTCATCCAGAAGAATCAGATTACAACCATGACCACCCTGCATCGCCAACTCGTGTAATGCACGGATAAGTGCGTTCGAGATCTTGGAGGTCTCCCCGTCCGAGTAAAGCCGGGGATCGATATTCTTTTCACCGTCAATCACTTCCACCTTCACCTCGGACTTGAGCATATCCTTGACGTCACCTGCACCCTTGGTAGACTTCTTCTCGTCGAAACTCGTGATGTTCACTCGCACAGTGTCTCCCATGTCAGACAGATAACCGTTCACTTTATCGGAGAGATGGCTCATCGCTACGGACATACGGTGCAACTTGATGTAAGGAACATTTTGGATCACCCACCCAAGAATTGCAAGCTCCTCTGTATCTGAATCCACGTTGGCCTTTAAAGGAGCAATCAGCCCCTCCTTTACCTGTATAGAATTTTTGAGAGATTCTACTTCGTCTACTCTGAGTTTCACGTCCGCCTGCTGCTGTGTAAAAGATGCCTGGGCACCTCCCAGCTGCGCCCGGGTGACCTTGGCTTGCTGCAGGTCTGCATTCACCTGATTGACAAGGCCACCAACACGTTCATACTCCACGGTGCTATTCTTCAGTTGTACGCGTAGCTCAGCCACCTGATCCTTCAGCTTGTCCGCCTTCTTAAGACGTTTGTTGTACTTGGTCTGGCGGGCTTTCTGTACCTTCTCCTCTTCTGCGTTGCACAACTTAACCAGCGAGACCCACTCACCCTCCAGGGCCGTGTTCTCCTCTTCCAGCTTGTCCACTTTAGACTGGACCTGCTTTCGCATCGTCTCAGTTATGGTAGAACCGCAGGTAGGACACTCCTCCAGTGCCCATACATCAGCCTCTCCAGTCACCGCACGTATCGTCCCGCGAAGCCTGTCCAGCTCAATGCGCTTATACTCTACATTCTGACGATGGACCGGATCAAACTCAGGCAGTGAATCGTCAATGAAGGAAGGGTTCCTCAACTCCGACTCCTTAACCGCAAGATCAGAAATCTGCTGAGACAGGTCGCCTGCTCCGGTACGCTCGTACGCAGAGGCCAGGTCAGCCGAGAGTCCCTCTACCTCTTCCTGCTTCTGGATGATAATCTCCTCGATAGAAGCAAGTGAGTCTACACCCTTCTTAAGTGATTCACCCAGTGTAACGAGTTGCGCAGGGTAGTCAGCGGATTCCATCTGCACCAGACGGATCTGCAATTGAGCAAGCGCCCCCTCTTCATGTGAAAGCTTTTGCTGAGCTGCAGCACTCTCATGCTGGATGCTCAGCTTCTTCGCACGGGCATTGACCAGGATATTATCCCACTCCTCCACTCCGGTAATACCTGCCATGATGTCCATGCGGTCAGCATTGGTACCACGAAGGAATAAAGATCCTATTCGGTGACTCAGGTATGCAATAGAAAGGAACCGACCGTAAGTAATACCAAGAGCTTCGACGATAAGCTCCTTTGTATTCTTCATGCTATCCGCTCTCGCGTCCTTCCACTGGTCGTCCTCGAACTTATCAAAAAACAAACTGGGCTTTGCTCCTCGATACTTCACCTTGTTGTCAGTGTCTACCGGGTAGAAGTCTTCCTTCCATGCCCTGCAGTAGGTAACACGGTAGTAAATGCCTTCCCAGGAACAGAACTCGACCCGGCCTGCGAAGCCTGAATCCATCACCTGATTGGCTACTTCGTTACCTGAAACCCCAGTAGGGTTCTCCCCGTAAAGGATCTCACACATTGCATTGAACAGTGAAGACTTGCCAGCACCATTAGAGTCACCGCCCTTATCGTCGTTCACTCCAACCAGATTAACAAGACCTTTGTGCTCCACATCAATGTTGTGCGAACGGCCATAGCTGAACATCCCTGTAGGGTTGATGTACCTAATCGTTAGCATTAGATATGCTGCTTCCAGATTTGACAGTTGCTTTTGACATTGAGTCCCCTTTTCAGTGCTCCTCCACATTCGGAACATTTTTGTTCGAGAGCCTCGGGCTGCTGCTCTGTGTCTCCGAACATTTCTTCTTCGACGTATCCACAGTTTTCGCACTCGTAATCGATAAACTTGGGCATTCGATGTTCTCCTTTTCCAGCTCTATGTTTTGTGTACTCACAGTACACCCTGCATCTTTTTCACTACCGCAAAGATCTTGTCTTGAGATAGCGTACCTATGTTTGCAAAACCACTCCCCAAGTAGAGAGTCAGATCATCCAGCGCACTACTCGAAACACTCATATCCACTACGGCTTCACTCTGCTCCACCTGGTACTCACGTATCACTTCGATGCTACGCGCACACATGATATTCTTGTAGTTAACCCAGCGACCGTCGTCAGCAACCCGGTCGACATCCTGGCGTGCACCCACCAGTTTTATCTCCACGGCGTTATCACTCACGAAGTCCTCATTCACGCTAATACTCTCGTACGTGGTGGCGGAGTCCACGTGCCACACTTCACGGTGAAAAAAGTTACGAGTAGGTACAAAGACTTTCTCGACGGACCAGCCGGTAGACTCCTTCGTGGCAGTGACCTCCAACCAACCACGACGTTGATCTGCATCTGCACGTGTGCGCTGGAGCACTGACCCTGTGTAACCACCCTCGCAGTTGACAAAAGGAATCGTCTGAGGAACATGAATGTCTCCTCCGAGCACCATATCCCACCCAGGCAGATCAATCTCTGCCAAGCTGATGCCATCGTCAAACACTCGACTGGAACTCTCTGACATGAGAGATCCTTTTACGATACCGTGAAACAGGAAGAGATTAAATGCGAGTCCATCCGCAGCATACTGCGCCGCATCAAAAGGAACATCCGCTGGGAGCGCATGGATCAGGTAGTCCTTTCCCTGCACCGACATATCTATAGTGAGAGGCTTGTCCAGCATCACCAGGTTGGAGATACCCTTCAACGACTCTGACGTATGCCAATCCCTATTGTTCTTGGTCCAGTCATGGTTACCTATCAGGTGGTAGTGCGGAGCATTGGGTCGCAACTGAAGGAAACCTGCGAGTGCTCTGTCTGCCTTGACCTTAATCTCATCTTCGGGTTCACGTTTCAGAAAACGATCTCCCACAAACACAGAGAAGTCAAAAGCACCTTGCGCTACCCGCTCGTGGACCTGCTGCTCCACCCCCAAGGTATCCTCCAGTGTAAGACACCTCGCTGCCTTCCTGTCGTGGTGTATATCACCGTACGCAATGAACCTAATTTGTTTCATTTTCCAGCTCTCTTACCGGAAGGGAGTTCGCCATGGTTATAAACGTAACCATCACGGGGTAGATCTCTTCCACAAAACCCAGCAACTTGGAAGTCAAGTCCTTTGTGACAGTCCTTCCATGGACGTGGGGGGATGTCTTGAGGAAGCGAACAACCACGTACTGGCAGAGTAGATCGACATCCTCCAATAGAAAATCATCACTAAGCCTATGCAGTTCGTCATTCACAATCCCCCAGCAAACCTGTTCGAATGAAGTTGACTTAGGTACTGTTACGTGCATATATTGCCCTCACCTTCTCCTCGATCATATCCATCTTATCCGGGTTACTGGCCAGATAGTGCTTGGTCTTCTCCGCTCCCTGCCCCAGGTTCACACCGTCGAGGGAATACCATGTACCGCTCCGCGTTATAATACCCTCCGCTACCCCGAGCAGACAAAGATCTGCCGCTCGAAGAAACCCATAGCCGTAGTAGATCTCAAGCTCAGCCTCCCGGAAAGGAGGAGCAACTTTGTTCTTGACTATCTTGATCCTCACCATATGCCCCAAAGGGTTATTGCGTTCATCCGTCTCTTTGAGCTTAGCGATACGACGGATGTCCAGTCGCTGGGAAGCGTAGAATTTCAAAGCATTTCCACCGGGCGTCGTTTCGGGACTATTATGGACTACCACGCCACGATGACTACCCCCTACGAGGTAGTTCCTATTGCCTTCAACCTGTAAATCATACTTTCGCTTAGCTCGATGCTTACGAGTTGAACCTACTGCAATCTGACGCACATCCACCAGGTAAGGAATCCTCTGAACTTTTTCTAGATCCCCTGTATCAAAATCAACATAGCGATTTCTATCCACGGGATTAAGCTTATACTGCATACACGCAGGTACGTACACGGCTATTTTCTTACTAAACTGTGCGAATGCTGCTACGTTTATACGTAACCCCTTCCCTGTGTGATCGATCACAACCCCCTCAGTATCGCACCCTATAAGAGAACACAAAAGTTTTTGTAGAGACTCCACCTCATCTAACCGCGAAGGCCAAAACCTCTTAGCAGATATGAAACCCCTCCTATGACTTTTAGAGTAACACCCATCATCCATGTACCAAACCGCAGCAGATAGCGGAGATAACTCCTTCATAGAAGGAACCCCCCTAAAGCCGCTTCCATCTTCTGAATAAAAAACACGTCGTAAATTGGCAAGCTCAGTTGTATAGGAAGAATCCCACCGAGGACGTGTTGCATTACCCGCTAAGGTAAAGTTCAATCCCTCAAGTTTAGTTAACTTCCACTTCAGGTAATCAGGTTGCTCTTGATTCGCTAAACTTAAACACGCGGTTGAAACAGACCTGAGCCTTAAACAGCCATCCCCTAACATCGTACCATACAAAATATCTTGGTAAAAAGAATTCAAGCCCAGCCTAACCTCACACCACGAAACAAGCTTATCGCCTAATTTCAACTCTGATGCTGGCACCTTCTTCAGCTCCAGAGAGGAGGACGCGGATTTGCTACACTCACACTTGTATACCGTGTGGCCAGGTGTACAAGTAAAACTCATATTACCATTGGGGCCTCCCGCAGAAGAGGTAGATATGGTCAGCCACTGTTCCCCTGCGTTCGTATCTAGCGCTCCATTTTGAAACCAATTAATAATTTTTCTAGGTTCAAATAGCCCTGCCTCTTCGTTAAAAGAAAGTAAGGGACCTTCCAACTTTTGCTCAACTACTTCACGAATACTATGCTGAGACCCATCAACAAATATTACAGGCGTATCCTCATGAAAACACCCGTACATGACACCTATCTTGTGGCGAATTTGGTTAATAAAGATTAGGGTAACACCTGACTCGGATACCTTCGACGTGAGCTTGCGCATCGCCTGACTCATCAATCGAGCCAGCAGACCTACGTGAGTGTCCCCCATCTCTCCGTCACGTTCAGCCTGCGGAGTAAGGTTCGCCACCGAATCCACTACGATCACATCACCTTTTTTCAGATGATCACACAGCATGTCTACTGTAGACAATGCCTGCTCCCCACTATTCGGCTGAGAGAACAACATTTTCGCATGGTCGATACCCACCCTGGTTCCATACGAGGGATCATACGCATGCTCCACGTCTACAAGAGCAGTTGTCCCCCCACGCTTCTGTGCTTCTGCCATGGCGTGGAGAGCAACTGTAGTCTTACCGCCTCCCTCTGGACCGAACATCTCGATTATTCGACCACAAGGATAACCCCCTCCGAGTGCAAGGTCCAGGCTAAGAATCCCTGACGGGGTACGCGGTACGTCAGCTATCTTTGTTACATCCATCATCTGCAACCCGAACTCACTACCCTCTTTGGTAGCTGAAATCTTCTTAAGAATTTCAACAGTTCGATCTGCTTCTAACTTTTTTTGCTTCTTCTTAGCCTGTGCCATTGCGTTCCCTTCTACCACTGACGTCTAGGTGGTGCGTCTCCTGCCGGAGGTGTTGCTGCTCTCTCGGGTGGTGCAGTCCCTGCTACCGCAGGTACCGTTGCTACCGGAGAAACCGCCACTGGTGGTGCTGGAGCTGGTGGCTGTGTAGGAACCGGAGAAACTGCCACTGGTGCTACACCCGCTACAGGCGGCACACCTGTTGGAGGTGCTGACGTCGGAGGTGCTCCCATGGGAGAAGCAACTACGGACGGAGCCATTGTGCCTAGAGGTGCTGCACCCGCTACAGGAGGCACACCTGTTGGAGGTGCTGACGTCGGAGGTGCTCCCAGAGGAGAAGCAGCTACGGACGGAGCCATTGTGCCTAGAGGTGCTGCACCCGCTACAGGCGGAACACCTATAGGAGGTGCTGTCGCAGGAACCTGGTAGTCATTGCCTGCCGACTTCATCTGCTCGACATAGAAACGCCCCTCTTCGTATGATATGAGATGGACCAACTTAGAAGGATCTACCATCGCCGCATAGTTAGTTAAGTACGCTACCCAGTCCGCTTCGTACGCGTGGAACCTGTTAACCGTGATCACATCGTACTTGGTCTTCATCAGACTGGCACCGACGCAGTTAGTGTTATCCCTGACAATTGACAGCACAGGGAATCCAGCAGAGCTATTCTCAAAAAAGCGAAGACCTGCCTCGAACAGCATAACCAGCTTCTCAAAAATACCAACAGATGCAAGCCATGCCTGATGCTCGACTCCTGCCTCTCCTTCGTCTAACGGACGATCCTTTCTGAATTTTGCATGATCAAAGATCGGAATGAAGTACTTCTCCCTAACCTTGCACGAAGCTATAGCTTTACGCGCAGGCCCCAGGATAGGATCTTTCTCGATAAAATCAAAGTAGCCTTCCGTCGATAGACTGCCTTTGTCTGTTCCACAAGTATCCCACCTCTGGTTGGTCACTTCCCAGAGTCGAGCCTCCTCCTCACAATGTGCACAACGCGGGTTCTCGAACAAGGGCTGCTGCCCGAGCAGCACTAAGTACTGGTTGAGTTGAACCGGACAGAGAACTTGCGCCCATCCCTGCGTCCCATCAGGTCGATTAAAGGCGGGAATGTCATGCACCGGCAGCTTGAAGTAGAATGTGTACATTGGGTTTGCAGCGTTGAGAGCCACCAGACCATCCACGCCGGGGGTACACATCCCGTATTTCCTTACCTGCTCCGGAGTAGGATTGAACAGCTGCCATGTGTTGGGAGAACACAAGGGTATGATCACATCATTCGAATGAGAGCTGCCTGCCTTCAACGGAAGTGCCTTCCACAGTTGCTTCAATGGAGCGCTCTTCTTGTTATCGCTGGCTTCCTTCTCTTTTTGGTAGGGCATATTAAAATTACTCATAAACTTTTCCTCCTATACCGTCCAGGACGGCACGTTCGTCAATGGCCATCGGGCCAATATTTCCTTTTTTAGGTGCATGTAACTTAGCGTAAAGATCCAAGTGAAATGCCTGACTATTTAATCGCTTCGCAACTGTCTGCACGATATTAAAATCGCTCTCCAGCTTCTTCTCCATCGTGACTACATTCTCAAAAAACCATGAGGGATTCTGGAGCAACTGCGCGAACATCTCTACGTAGTATTCGTCAGGAGATCCTCGGTACGTACCCTTCTTGGTGGCAAACGCATGTGCAATCACTCCAAACTTTTGACGTTCAGTGTCGCTGACATCCTGTGAGTACAATTGGACCGCCATATCCTCTATTGCACTGTTAGTGGGAGACTTATCTCCGTATGCCCCCAGCATTACGCGGGAATACCTGTTTGCACGTGCCCACCACTTGCGTACCCAAATGTCCTTAAACTCCTCGTAACGTAGTTTCAACCTCAATGCGAGAGCTTCCCAGTAAGCCTGATCCGCAGAGTGAGTACGCAACAACGCATCAATGTCCTCTGCGTGAAACGTAAGCATCTTCTGGACATCAACCTCACCCAGCTCTTCGTTCAGGGAAAAGTTCACTTCCCCGCCTACCACTGATATTCCAAAGTTACTCGGCATCAGGCTCCCCTGAGTTAGGTGCGGGACCGGAAGGCGTTGTCCGTCCACCTGATGTGATTCCCATGTCAAGCAACTCACGTACTAAAGTCTGAGCATCCTGGGAGGATGCCAGAGCCTCCCCCGGAGGCGTCACAATACCATCTGCCCAGAACACACCGAAGCGATGAAGTACCTTAGCGAAATCATTACGGTCATGCCCCACGCAACCCTTGAGCATACCCGGGGGGATGTGCAGTAGCTCATGGTAGAGAGTGATAACTTCCAGAGTCTCTTTCAACTCCGATGCCCCCGGCCCACTACCAACTCGCGCCTGAATAGCGGTATCGTTAATCGTAATGATATAACGCAAATCCAGTAGCTCGGCTTCAATCCCCCGTAGCTGAGTAAGATCCAGCATCCCCAGCTGACCCAGCTTCATCATAATGTAACGAGGTATCAACACGTTCGGCGTACGCCCTACATGCTGACATTTCCCGTACCATGTACTACTTGACGCCCCTACCACCCTTAGAAACACGACGTGCTGAAGCTGTACGTGACTTAGATCGTCCGAAAACTTTTCGACCAGGGCCTCTGCTCTTTCTCGTAACGACTCGTCGAGCACCCAGCGGTCGCCTTTCGATCCTGAGAACTCGGTCACTTCCGCTAACGCTTGTCTCTGTAATTCGTCCATCAGTAAAGTCCTTCCATTCTTTCAAACCGAGCTTCACTCGCTCGTGTATTCCGCAGAAACCACATTTAAAAACTACCTCAATAAACGACTCGGTTTCAACCGAGCCTCCCCTCCTCAACCAACGTAAGCACCGAGGACACTTGAACTCGCTATGCCAAGGTAGTTTGGTCGTACTCACAACATACCTTGGCGGCAAACATGCTCCATATAACAACAGGGTTGAGGGTGTACCTCATAAACTCCATCGTCACCTCCCACTCATGAGCCACTCGCCTCACGTCAGAGAGCTGTAATCTTAAGTTACAAGAAAGAGATCCGTATGATAGCCCTGTGTGCATCTCCACCGTACCCGCAGGAACTCCACTAAGGAAAATCATAAAGTCCCGTAACAACACAGGAATCCCTTCCATAAACAGGAACCTTACGTCCCTTCCCTCGCTATACCACCTGCGAATTTCTTGTAAAAAAAATCTTAAATTTCTATGATCCAGTACTTCTGCAAGCTCACCATACTCCTGAGTGGAGATGACCCCTACCGAATCTCTTAACAACTCAAGACCTACGACATCATCCCCTGCTGCCAGTACAAGACCCTCCAGAAGCTGCTGTACGTCCCTTAATGATCCTCCACCCAACATACTCAACTGTTCTACAAAGTCCTCTGTGTACTGCTTCCCTTCTGCCTGGAGGATATTCCTGACATTGGTGGCCACATCGACAGAGGTAAGAGTCCTCAGTGGTGCCTGGATACACCTCGATCTGATCGTTGACTCCAACTTTTGGGGATCAGTTGTCACCATCAGGAACACAGTATTAGGCGGAGGCTCTTCCAGAATTTTCAACAGCGCAGCCTGTGCCTGCTTCGAAAGCATGTGACACTCATCCAGAATCACCACACGATACCGATGCAATACCACCTGTTGCAACAGACTATTCAAATCCCTGATGTCATCCACTCCGTTGTGAGTAGCGGCATCCCTCTCAATAATAGACGGATGTGTATCTGTCTCCTCCCGGCAAGAAGGGCATTGACCACACAGATCACCAGACGATATTAAGTCCTCACAGTTTAGTGCCCTCGCATACAGACGAGCCAGCGTTGTCTTGCCTGTCCCCCGTATGCCTGAGAATAGAATAGCCCCTGGAACTCTACCCATACGAATAGAGTTCAGAAGTATTCTCACCGTCACCGGCTGACCCACTACGTGTGCAAAAACGTGAGGTCGGTATTTCACTGAGTATTGCATTAACGCAAAACCCCTACTACTTGTACAAAGGCAATTGACTATTCGACAAACCGTAGAATTCCACAATTGCTCTCCTAATCCTCAATACACGAGGACTCTTGTTCGAAGGTTTTCCCCAACCCCAGTTACCAAACTTGGATCGGTTAACCGCCTTCCACGCATGCTGGAAGTAAGCGTGAGAATCACTCGGATCTACTGCTTTCCTCACCTTCATAAACAACCGATACGCAGCCGCAGGATGATTTTGCCAATTTGTAAAGAATAACGCAGGCAGTGGAGTACCCCACAAGAAATCCATTGGATTATCCCTATCCCCGCCTAGCAACCATTCTATACTATTGCCCTTCAACGGCTTGCGATTATAACGCAGCTGTCGCCGGAACTCCTGTTTCGCAAAATGAGTCTGAGCTTCTGCCACGTCGACACTGCTGCCCAGTCCCGCAAACAAGTTTGCCAAACCCAGCGCGTGCAACCGCTGCTGCTTCACATTCTTCGGATATCGTACTCGACCCATGCAGATGTTAGCACAGCGTTTCTGATCTGCACGCTTATTCATATTGAGAGCTTTGCCAGTTGACAGGTCAACGAACTTACCCCCGGTGATCCTGAAACCAAAACGCTCGAAACGCTGAACACCGTTAGCGCCACAACAAACGGAATCAAAAAGGTTAAAACGAGTATCTTCCTCAAAATTGATGTGCTCAATTGACTTGAAACTCTCCAGTAATCTTTGGAGACGACCACTCTTGAAGGTCCATTGCATGAACCCCCAGGTTACCCCGGTCTCATCGTACATAACTACGGTGTCGTGTGCCCCCTCACAGCGTGCAACCACTCCGAGAAGTTTCGTCCAGGGACCCCACGGTTTGGGTGGGTTGAACCCGTTCTTACCTCTTACGCGGGGACCACCGCCACTCCTCCATTTTACCCAACGTGCTTTAGGCATCTCTTACCTCATCTTTCATTTTCAACTTATACATAAACTACTCCTTTGAGTGTTTGTCTGACCAACGCTGAACAATTTCAGTATCTACCTTCAAAGGCACAAGGAAGTCAGTCCGGCGCACCAGATCACTAGTCATTGCCTCGTCCATAATCGCACACACCTGATCTACACAACTCACGTGTGAATACACCACCAGCTCATCATGTATATGCAGGATAGGAGCAGCAGGCAGATCATACTGCTGCAGCTGCTGGGAGATCGTACATAACGCCATCGAAGCCATGTCCACCGCAGAACCCTGAATAGGACTGTTAACCGACTGACGGAAAGCCCGCTCGACCTTCCCCTTAACAAACTTTACTTCCCTGTTGATCACGCACGAATGTAAATGAGAACAGTTATTACAGTGCGCATAGCCCTTCTGAGACTTCAGATGAGAACGAAGAGTCTGCGTGTCTATCGTATACAAATCCTGCGGTTCCATCCCAAGCCAAGTGGCGTAAGGACCCTTCCGGTAACATGAAGGTCTATCGTCCCATGAAGGCATAGGAACTGACTCAGGGATATGCAATTGTGCGTCGGGCAGATGTCTACGACGTCCGAAGATGTTATTCATGTATCCGTACTTACGCACAAACGTGTGCGTATCCTCTATCCACTGACGTAACACCGGAGCAGCCCCGAAGTAGTCCACGTTAACCAGTGTATCCGCTTCTTCGTAGGTGATACCCAGGCGCTGAGAAAGAGAATACAAAGTCTGTCCGTAGATAATACCAAAATTCACAGTCTTCGCCTTCGACCGGTCTGCACCGTGATGCTCTTTCACCTGCTCAGGAGTTAAATGCGGGTGCCAGATCCTCGCGGCCATAGCTGCGTGCATATCATGGTCTGCATGGAAACCTTCGATCCATACAGGCTCCCTGGAGATATGAGCCGCTACTCGTAGCTCCACCTGTGAGAAATCCTTAAAGATAAAACGGTGCTCATCGTCAGCACACCACATAGACTTGACAACAAGACCTCCGTTTTCAGGTCGTGGAAGTGTTGTCAGGTTAGGGTCAGTAAGCTTCAGTCTCCCGGTAACAGAATCCATCCAGTACTCGGGGTGGACCCATCCCAGGTAGCCTTCGTTTGTAACCTCAACAACCTTCTTGAGAGCAGGCTCAGCATAAAGACCATGGATCTGCTGGGCACGTCTGAACTTGAGCAGTGGCTCCGACAACGGATGATTAAGTGCTTTTAAGGCTTCCGAGTTCGTCACCCACTGATGGGTTACCTTGTCCTTCTTACCACCCGGCAAGCCAAGTGTCTCAAAAAGCATCACACCAAGCTGCTTAGGACTCCCCAGATTAAACTTAGTGCCACACATCTTGAAGATAGGCTCTTCACACTCCTGCATTGTAGCCGCAGTTTCCCCTAAAACCTCACGTGCACGACCCAGATCGAGGGGTACTCCGTGCAACTCCATCAGCATTAGCGCATGCTGTAGTGGCATGATCAGATCCTGCATGATCGGCAGGAGCTTTTCCTCTTCCAGCAGAGGCCAGAACGCATACTTGAGAGACAGGGTGAGGTCCGCATCGGCACACGCATAGGGGTACAGAGTCTTCAACGGCACCTTGCTGTACCTTTTCATCTGCGGATCATAGAAACGAAGAGCGTCTTTCAGGTCCCCCTTAAACAGACTCGCGTTAGCATCGAGGTACGCATCGGCGATGCCTATCTTTATACGTTTTCCATCGATACTAAAATCAGACTTCAAGGCATGCGAAGAAACAAGCTTCTCCTCATCGAGCAATGCGTGTGCAAGCATCGTATCGAAAAGAAGACCTCGGGTACGAAACGCCTCTAGTATAGCCAGCTTTCGAACATCGAACTTCCCATTGTGTGCAACCTTTGGGATATCATTTTCCAGGATCTTCCGAAGTGTATCGAGAACGCTGTGCTGCCTTTTACCCCAGAAAGGTGTATCATCCGATTTTATCAGAGGAACATACACTGCATTCCCTGGTTTCCAGGGAGTCACTAGCTGTGTGCGCCCCCACGCAAAAGAAATTCCTGCCACCAACTCTACATAATCCGGGGGTAGTCCTTTTTTCTTATTAACACCAGTCGGGTAATTAGTCTCGATATCAAAGGCGAACTCCGCTGAATTCAGCAACTGATCTGACAACCACGCAAGCTTCTTCGGGTTGTCAGCCAGGATATAGGTGGAGGGCACTTTCACATCAGAGAAAAACATGGATTACCACCTTCTACTCTTAATAGGGGAATCCGTAATCCAGTTGTCCCGGTAGTAAGTCCACCCCGTAAGGAGTGCCATGGCAAGATCCCTGAGATCACGCTGCTGGATCAGAAACTCACGCTGGAGATTGCCCGTACTAGCGAGAAACTCCCTGCAACAACAAAGATGGAATATGTCAACGCCATCCACTTCCTTTGTAAGTAGTTCTACTACAACAGATCCCCTTTTAAATTCCTTGACATGGGTGTACTCGTCATGAACCGAACCAAGCGTCAACCCGGCCAGCCCCACCAGTGCACTATTCTTGAGCGGAGTCACCTTTGGCTCCACTGTAAGTTTTCGAAGCTCAGCATGTCGTACTGAGATGTACTCCATTGCCTCCAGCACAGAAATAGCGAGAGCCACACCTCCGTCTACGTGAACCACCGGGGATAGGTAACGTTTGGCTCCCTCCACGCACTCCGTCGCACACGATACATCAAAGAAAACTTTCTGCGCTGAACTGGAAAACTTCTGGTACACCTCAACCATAGAGTCCCTATCACCAAATTCAGCGACTTTCACCAGATCATCCATTCGAAGTGTCCTTTGGCAATTTGCTGCCCTTCAGCGCTTCCACGTCAAGTTTTCTAAGGTAGATCGCAGTACCTTTTTTATACTTTTTGAGAAGACCTTTTTGCACGTACGAATACAGCATAACGTAGGTGCAGCCATAAATAGCAGCGCCCTCCCTGACTGTCACCAGCTCAAAACCGGCATCATCCATTATAAGGGCATGCAAAGGAGAATCCCCTGTTGAAGAAACAACATCCTCCACACCGGACAACTCCATCTGTACCTCGTCCTTCAAGGACTCCCCTGCATCCATTGACACAGGCTTGTCATCCTGCAAAGCATGCCGCTCTACCACCAACTGGTACAGATCCGTATAAGGAAGACTCGTGAGGTTATGCTTGACCGCTTTCATGATCTTGCGCATTCTCGGAGTGACGCCAACCCCCAAACGATAACCATACACCGCCAGGCAAAAATGATGCACATCACACGTCACCGTACACGGACGCCCTATGACATGCCCACAGTGTTTGCACTCGACATCACCCGGCAGCAACGCATGCGGATTGCACACATGGCTATCCATCTTTGGATCCGAGAAGCACTCCCTCCCTAGTACCTCGTCCCCCAACCGCGCAGCATAATGCCGATTCAACTCAACCAACATATCCTCATCCAAAATAACTTTAGGGATCAACTCTACTGATTTTTTATTTTTCTTAGACACTTCAAACTCCTATGCAGGTGCCTTCAGCAACACCGTCACATCCGAACAAGTTTCATCGGTAACAATCAAGTGAGTCTCGTCCTTATCGTAAACAACAACGTGCTCCTGGTGTACTTTTATGTTCCCAATCGCATGCTTTTTATTAACCCGAAAAGGGATCATGTCAGTAGGCCCCGGAGTGAGACACTCTACGCGCTCGCTCGCCTCCAATCCACTATAGGTACTGGCACTAATAAGCCATACCGGACGCTTATTAGCAGCATCCACACCTTCGACGGAACAAAGCACCGAGTGCTCCTCTGTCCCTACCACGGCAGCAACGAGATCCAATACTTCGAGGAGACGTTCCCTCTTAAAAACATACTTCCGGCCATCCAGCGAAACCTGCATACGCCTATCCAACAACCCCAGCGAATCCGCATACGTGCGCGGGTACCCATCCGAAAGCAGGGACATGTAGTAGTACACTCCGCTTTTCAGCTTGCCGCCGAATCTCTGAGACTCCACCATCAGATGCGTTAACGACTTCGAGAACAACCCAAGCGACATGCACATCTCCGGGGGTACAACAAACCGAACATTCGGAAATGAAAAAGAGGAGTATGCACAGGACCTGATAGCAAAAGTTGAGAAATTGAGAACACGCCCTACGTTAGGTGAAGTAGCATCAACTAGTACACCGGGAAAGCGTTTGTCCTCACCAATGGCCTCTTCACACAGATGCAAATGCTTCGCCAGCCATGCACACTCATCCCCCTCGATGTAGTGAAACTTCGGAAAGGTGGCGTGTTTAATGTATGACGTTACTGGAAAACGTACCTTGATATTATCTTCCGTCACTGTCAGATGGGAAGCAGTGGCACTCAATACGATGTCACTCCCTTTATATAGTTTCTTAAAGAGCGCAACGAACTTTGGAGAATCGATTCCCGCGTGGAAGGAGGGGGCACCTTGTACCTCCGCAGCCCCGTACACGGTCGCCATGTGCGACTGGGCAAACATACTAAAGTGATTCCCATCATAAGAGAAGTAGACGAAATCATTCTTAGGGCTGCATTTTTCCAGTGCACGGCAAAAATCCAAACCAAACTGGTAATCCAGTACGAGTTTCTTATTAACCACACTCACTACCATAGTTGATCTGCCTTTATATACACGGGAGTCCTGCAAGGTGTAGAAATATCTTCCCCTTCCATCAACATAAAAGTACGCAAAATCTCCAAACGCGCAGCCGCTGCCTGTTTGTGAGTGCACGTTAAACGCCTGCTGATACCAGCATTGGAGATACCCGGATCCGCAAGTAACTCAGTTAATACACCAAGCGCCTTCGTTGAGATACCTGCGGTCATCCCGGCGACCAGTTGTGCTACAGAAAGCATACTCTCAGGATCACTCTCGATGTCATTTATGTAAGTACGAATCTCACGCATAGACGGGTAGACGCTAGTATCAATGTTGGAGTCTTCACCCTGCTGCTCCTCAACCGTATCAAGCGAGACCTCGTGCAGACAAATACCGTAACCGCGCTTCAGGCTAAACGAAGCTTTAGTTGCATTAACACAATGGTGCTTAACCTGATGGTAAACCATGGACTCCATCCGACCCATAGTGACTGACTCCAGGTTAGTTTTCATTGTCCAGAATAAACGCTGTTTTAGGTTAGCAGGAGGTGTACTCACGTGTACAGCAACCCCATCCTCTACGACAACGTGGTAGAGTGCACCCTTGTACCGGTACAGGGGTTTTTTGTATAAAGAATTTACACCCACTACTGCAACAAGAATATCACCAAGAGCGTCGTCCGCGTCTACACCCGTCACCCTGGCTACTCGCAACGCAGATACAAAAAAGAAAGGTGCCCACTCCCGGATAACTGCCGCTAATGCAGGATCACTCTTGTCCAAACCGAGTGCAATCCACTCTAATGTTTGCTTAAGCCGCCCGTCCACTTAAACCCTCCGTGTTACGTCTGATCTCCTGAAAACGCTCTTCCGTTAACCCCCCTGGGTCCTCGGTCTCGTTCAGGTGAACCAAAACAGGATCAAGCCCAAAAGCACACAATTCGTTATGAATACGCAGACCGTAATCCACGGTAACCAACCCGTTCTTGCGAGTCACTGCATCACCGTCCATACAGATTACCGGCGTCAACTCGTTACTCACGCACAGGTCACGCAACCGATTCAACTGAGCTGCGCTCGTCTCCTTAGTGAAGAGACCTACTGACTGACAACCGAGCAATGCCATAGTCCACACATCACTCGCACCCTCTACAATCCATAACTCAGAAGGTTCTCCCTGCACGAGCCAACCCCCGTACAACACATTCTGCGCAGGCGAACCCGAAGGCATACGCCAGCGGAGAGGGGCACCCTTCGCGAGATACCTCACCTGGAAAGTAACGAACACGCCGTTCAGATCGTAGACAGGAATCACGAGGGAATCGGCAATAGATACTCCAGTGCAATCACCGGAGATACCATATACCAAGCCATACCTCTCGATAATATCCGAGGTTATCCCCCTCTCCGTTAGATACTGAATAGAGCGAACAGACTCAACCTGATCTGGATGAGGCCAAGCTGAAATCCGGTATTGTTTCTTCCGGTCTGGTTTAGATTTAATCAACTCCAGTATGTCAGGGCTGACCTCAGTAATCCTTAGATCGCGATATACCTGTGCCCAGGATTCGATACCCTCAGTAAGCTTATAAAAGTACGCGAAGGATCCACGAACTCCGCAACGAGGTGAACCACAAACAAAAGCACCGCTATCTGTATTAATACTAAAAGAAGGGCCGTGATCGTCGTGAAAAGGACATTGCGTGTGTATCTCCCCGCTTGCATTAGGGGACTTCGAGGGGAACTTCGATAGGATATACTCGTACTTGTCCAAAAAACACCTTACCCGTAAAAATTCTCGTAAAAACGAACTATATAACTAGCATACGACCACAACACTTGTCAACAAAAAGAACCAGTCCTTCACATAAGTACCTAACTCTCCGTAATAAAAGGATTTACTCGCTGCGCATGCTCCCATAAACGATGCAACTCGCGTGAGACAGACATACGGTCCAGCTCTGCATCTAACACAACCTCGGGTATAGTGATAGCACCCCCACGTACAAAGTGAGGACTAAGCACAATAATACCCTCATCACGCTCCGCATCAGTCTGGTCAATCGCAATAGATAAGTCAAACGCCTGGGAGAGATCGATGCTCTTCCCTCGATGACCAATAGTCATACGATCTGCCTTCGCACCTTCCATATTCGCCTGCGATGCAGTAAACGTTGCAACACCCCACTTCTCCGTATGACGTTTCAGATCCCATACTGCCTTTTTCTGGTCCCTGCGTTCTTCGTTAAAGCGTACACTGGGTGCGATAATGTTTACATAGTCCCATATACCTACATCAGGTACCCAGCCATCTACGTCACGAAAACGATCCAACGCCTCTTCTACTTCGGAAACCGTAGTCTCTTCTGCGGTAGCCTTAACGATCTTAAGACGGTTGGGCCACTGGTTCATCCACTTAAAAGTATGGTCAACTGCATCCTTCTCCGCCTGTGTAAGCAGAAGGTTTGATATACGGTCATAATTCAATTCGGAGAACATGGCATCGTAACGATCCATTGTCATTTCTTCCGAGTTCTCATACGTAACATGCAATACATTGAAGCCTTGGAGAACAGCTGCGTAGCCGATAGCATTTAAAAAGATAGATTTGTACCGCTTAAATGGAGCAAGAAAATCTACGAGCATGGGTGCCTTGATTACAAACTGCTGATCAAGACCGGAGATCCCCGTCAGTACGCGTGGGTTGATCGTAGGGTTATCCCGCTGGTTTCTCCGTCGCTCCATCCGACTATCATAATTATCAAAATAGTCAACTGAACGTAACTTGGAACCCTCCACGACATGACGAGCTTCTCTTACACCCTCCTGCAATTCATCCAGAAGGTAATCTACCCTCGACGTACGCTCAAACCCTTCATACGCTGCCCTGGTCTTTGCATTCGAGATACAAAAACTGACATAGGTACGAAACTTGGCGTCAGCATCCTCTTCGAATTTCAAAGTCTTCGTGTACAATGCCCATAGCTGATTTCGATAAAGCTGCTGAGTCTCGTCATCCGGTACCGACAACAACTCCTGCTCCAGGTAGTCCCATTCCAATCGCTTCCATGCACGTCCCTGGAAGATCTTCACAATCCACTTATAGGCATCCACTTGAAAATGTTCCGGCTCTACCGAGCGCAACACGTCCAGGTCAATCACCTCGGATTGCTGAATCACAGCTGCCAGGAATTCGGCTTCTACGCGTACGTCAATTCTCAAACAGGCCACACACTATAACCGTCTTTACGACGGAAATCACCTTCTCCACCAACCTCTATCTGTCGATAACGCTGGCCACCGATAGTACCATCGGGTTGTATTTCGAGTACTGAATCGAGCACACCTTCATACAACTTCGAAAGTGCCGTAGGTGTATAGTTTGATGTGACAATTGTAGGGTAGGACCTGTCAAGTCGGTGATGCAGGCCCTCATGCAACATTGCCAGGTTATTCTCTTTCTTCCACAGAGCACTCCGCGACTCCGCACCAAGATCGTCAATAACCAGAATAGTGGCATCCCACGTACTATAAGGTTTTCCTGCGTTCTCCTTCTTACAGAGAGACTGTATGGATTCAAACGCGTATGTACGCTTCGGCCCATAATTCTCGGTACGACTCAAGGTCCACAAGACCGCATACATCGCATAGTGTGCCAACGTAGTCTTACCGAGTCCATTCTCTTTTGAGAAGAGATACAAACTGTGTCCCCAGGAACACACTTCTAGCGGGTGCTGCATAAAATAAGTAAATGCCTCCGCACCCGACTCCATCACGGGCAAAATGTAGTCAGGTGAACTCACGACATCCAACGAATGTTCGTGGAAGCCACCCCTGATAAGCCGGTTAAACGCCCTGAACTTCAAGGTACAGTTGCACAACTCAAAATCCACATAACCCGACCCCTGACAAGCAGGGCATCCTCCCTGGATCTTTGTGCGTAAAGGAGACCAGTTACTCATGCACCCGCCAGCTCTTTCAACGATATGGTAGTTATCGCGTCATTCAGGTAAGGAAGCAAAATATGGGACCACCCCTCCAAGTTAGGCACCTCATGCAATTCCGACAAACTCTTCCACGTCACATCCTTGCCTTCGGTGGACATCCGAACCTCCATCGCAGTTTCCCACGGAAGTGTCAATTGCAGGACGAGGCCCAGATGTACACGCCCCACCTCATCGGAAGGATCATAGAGCAGTCCGTGGATACCAAGATCACCATCCTGTACAGCAGTACTCAAGGGAAACCTGCCACCTCCCACGTTTAGCTCCAGTTCTTCGTCCAACTCACGAAGAGCCGCATGGTACACCATACGCTTCCTAAACTCCTGAACATCAGCCGGGTTGATATGGCCACCGGCTCCTATCGAAAACTTATCAGACAACCTGGCTTCACTGCCTGCACGACGATACGTGAGGTATTTCCCTTGAGACGATAACACCATGTAAGGGATGATCTGTTTGTACGCAGGGAGAACTTCAGCTTCACCTCTACTCATAAAAAACGCATGCTCCAGCGACTGCCAGAATGAATGCACAGCGGAAGGACTGGTTACGAACTTCGACAACTCCAATCCCTCGAATTTATTTAAAGCCTTTGCGTCCAGCACCCACACCTGCTCGTTTGCATCCATTACGCCCTCCTCCACTTCACGTTATTTATCGAATGATAGACCGAAACGTTCAACCCCTTCTCATCCCAGATACCAGGGTAGAGTCCCCACTTCGAATACTGCTCCCACGAAGGATTACCCGATAGTAATCGCGAATCATCCCACGCACTCTTAAAATCAATAAAGTTCTCCGGAGTACACATGATCGCCAAATACTTATTATTAGCATAGTGACGTTTCCCTCTGCGCTGCGTCCCATCCTTATAGTGGTAGTAGCCATCTGCGTGGATAACCGCTATACGCTCAGTATCAGGAGTATCATCATGAGAAGGTCTCCATCCTTTCGGTATGCTGCCATCCGGAAACTCACAGTCAAATGACAACCCCAGGAATTCACGAACACTTCGCCAGGGATCTGCAACTGCGGATTTCAACAACTTCAAATCAGGTTCCAGTGAGTTGAAGTTAACAATAGCGTTAATTGAAACTGCGCTACCGGAATTAATCTCCCTGCACTCCTTAAATTTCGCGTGAAGCCAATCCACATAGCTAACATCCTCCACTTCCAATTGCTTAATTCGATCAGCAATCTTGCGATAAAGCAAAAGACATTTCGGAGGCTTCCTTTTAGAGGATTCCTCACTGCTACTTTTGCTACGCCTCTTATTAACCCCTGCTGTATGCAACTTGGCAGGATCAGGTGCGACAAAAGTACCTTTAGCAAAGTACGCACGTCCTGTGTGAGCAATCTGGAGGTTCACAAACTCCAACATAAAGAAAGCCACCTGATCCAGCAGTACACGAGAACCTACGTACTCCCGTAGCTTACCCACCCACGTCCAGTGTATCGTCTGTATGAATAACTGCATGGGGCGTTCCCACCATTCGTACCCCGTCATCAAGAAAGACAATACACAGTAGGTTTTCCAATGGACATCCATCTCGGCCATTCGATACAGGAACGAACGAAAACTATCCCGTTTAATTCGCAAAAACTTCAGATGATTCGTGTCATGCCAAGGGTTGAGTAAACCCGCATAACCTAACGCACTCCAGATCTGCCGGGAAATATCCGTCATCTCCTCGAAATAGTCATCAGGAGAAAACCGGGTTTCCTTTGTAAAATAGATGGGAAAAAGACCTTGCAAATTGGCAAGAGCCACCGGATGTCCGTTCACGTCCGTCTGTATCATATTTTTTAGAGAATCATTCACTTAGTCACCAAGTATTTGAGGAGGTCGTCCCGTCCAAGTTCCACTAACTTTTCAGTACTGGTAGTAATGGCTTCTGCCATACGCTGTTTTCCTAATAATTGATCCCGAATCAGCTCATCAATAGAATTCGTTGCATCTAAGAAAATAAGTGTCGCTGGCTTAGCACGTATGCGATCCAGCTTCGACAATTTACCTGTAGCAACACGCCGGTGTATCCTGTCAATACTCTGTTTGTACAAAGTAAACGAATACGGTCGATCCACGTAGATAGCGGTTCGCGCTCTCGCCAGGAAGTCTACCCCGGTACCTGCTTTTGCGGGAATACACACGGCTACCCTCGGCTTGTCTTCATGTTCGAAATCATGCGCTATCTGGGTAAGCTCCTCGTTCCCCACCCCACCGTAAATTTTAACTGCGCCATACAATTTATCGTATCTCTTTTGCAGCAACTCAACTGACTTACGGAACTCTGTCCAAATCACAACTTTTGCGTCTGGATCAGATAAAATCTCCGCTAACAGCAGATCGCACTCCTCGTGCTTAGCAGAATCCCCTTCTTCGTCTAATAACGAAGGATGGCTCATCACCTGACGTAGCCGCAACGCTGTCGTGTTACTCTCCAGGAAGCTGTACAGGTTGTTTAGAGTCCCTTGTGAGATCCCAGCAGCCAATTCGCCTGATAGCGTCTTGTACAGTGCCAACTGCTTACCCTTCATCTCCACGTCGCGAACCATGAAAACTCTATCAGGGAAACCAGTCATCTCGTCCTTGGTACGACGGATAGAAACAGCCTCAAGGAGGGACTTCAGTTC